GCACTTAGTAAGTAGAATTTACAGAATACTCTTAGGTGAAGAAGATTTACCAACATCAGAAAAGAGTGTTTTTTTTAATAACAAATCGTACACCGATAAGGTAATGAATAAGTCTATCGATGATATGATAAAAGATAATGAACGATGATAGGAAATGTAATTGGAAGTTTATTCAGTAAAGTAGTTAACAATGCAGAAGGAATACTTGATAAAGTTATTACAACAGACAAAGAGAGAGATGAAGCTAAGCTCGCTCTCAAAAGACTATTACTTGAAGCTGAAAAAGAAGCCTTCGCGAAAGAAGTCGAAGACAGAAAGAGCGCTAGAGATATGTACAAAGACGACGCGTTTATTCAAAAAGTACTTGCAACGTTATTTACTGCTGCGTACTTTGGACTAAGTTTTATGATGTTTAAAGTTTTTGTAATGAAAGACATAGACTTAGGTGAGTTTGAAATTAGTTTCATCTCAACGATATTCGGTGCTATGAGCGCTAAAGTTAATACAGTTGTCGACTTCTTCTTTGGAGGGTCGTCAAAGAAAAATGAACAAATAAATAAAAAATAAAATGGGAATAAATTCAACAGCAACATCTTATGATTTTGGACAATTAGGTAGTGTATTTATGACTGCTGATGCAACTGAAGATATAACTCCACCAGACGGCATGGTTATTGTAGCTATAACAATGGTAGGTGATAATATGAAATTTGACAAACTAACTTGCGATACTAGTAATTCAGTGGTATATAGTGGCACAGAAACTAATAACACTTATTTTGGTATAACTAATGCTAATACTAATGGTAATGGAGAAGCTGTTTTAGCTACAACGCAATTTCCAGCCGGCTTAACTATATATGGAAGATGGAAAGTAGTTTCATTAGCAGCTGCTGTTACAAACGGTGGTATAATCTGTTACTTTGGATTCTAATGGGACTAGGTAATAATATGAGTGTTGGTAAAGCTAAAGGTAAATCAAAAGCTTTAGTTAGAAGAAGACATAAAGAGGTTGCAGACGGAGCAAATCTTACGATGTTTAGATGTAGTATTATGCGAAATACTCACTCTGACGCTTGTGCTGTTAGTGATGCTACTACTAACACTTTTTTTCATGATGGTAGTGCTACCGTACCAGTTGTTAACGATATAGTTTATTCAGAACAAAGAGCTCTTACTAACAATAGGATGACTGCTGGTTTTTATAAAATAACAGGAAGATACGACTTCACCATACAGTTAAATGTTGCTGGAGTAGTGTTAGCTAGAACAAATTGTTAATTAATTAAATAAAATAAAATAAAATAAAAATGGCAAAACAAAAAGAACTTACAGTTAAAACTGAAAAAGCTGTAAAAATACACGATAAGCATTTAAAAGAAATGCAAAATTTAGTAAACACAATAAATTCAATACAATTTAATATAGGTAAGATGGAGATACAGAAACACTCCGCTTTAAAAGAACTAGCTAAACAGCAAGATGGTGTTAGTGCTCTTCAAGATACTTTACTTAGAGAATATGGTTCTTATGACGTCAACATTCATGACGGTACTATAAATTGGCCTGAATCTAAGAAAGATGAAAATGAAGGATAATATTATAAGAAAAATTACAATAGGTAAAGATTATAAGAACGACTCAATGCACTACGCTGTAGATCAAGACGTTTACGGTGGTCATAAAATTTGTGATATAATAGAGGAAGATGATAAGTACTCTATATATATTAGAAAAGACAAGGTTGTTATACCTTGGAAGGATTTCAACAAAAATATGGCTATATCAGTTGAGTACAACTTAGAGTATTAATGAAAGCTTATAAAGATTTTATAATATCTCCAATAGGTGAAAGATATAATAATTCTAAAAAAGTTGGTGATAAAAATTTAATACTTAATACTGAAATTTTTAATCATCATTTTGTAAATAGAAAAGCAAAAGTAATCGCTACTCCAATGTTATTTCCATCACCCATTAAAGTGGGTGATGAAGTAATAGTACATCATAATATATTTAGAAGGTGGCATGATGTTAAGGGTAGAGAGCGTAATAGTAGATCTTATTGGAAAGAAGATAAATATATAATATCAGAAGATCAAATTTTTTTATATAACAAAAAAGCTACACCTGGTTATTGTTTTGTTCAACCAATAGAGTCTAATGATAAAATTACTCAAGAAAAAGAACAACCATTGGTTGGTGTTGTAAAATACACTGATGGAACTTTTGTTAAAAATACATTAGTTGGATTTACACCTAGTAGCGAATACGAGTTTATTATAGACAATCAAAGATTATACAGGGTGTTAAATAAATTTATTACAATTAAATATGAATATCAAGGACACGAAAAAGAATATAATCCAAGCTGGGCATAAAGCTGTAGAAGAATTGATTAAAGTAGCTAAAGAAGCTATAGTTGATTCAGACGATGATATATCAGCTGATAGATTAAAAAATGCTGCAGCTACAAAGAAGCTAGCTATATTTGATGCTTTTGAAATATTAAACCGTATACATGAAGAAGAGAACATGTTAGAAAATAAACCGGTTGAAGAAAAAAAAGAAAATAAATTTAAAGGTTTTGCAGAAGGTAGATCAAGATGAAGTACGAGCAAAATTTATATAAAATAGTAAAACCAGTAAGATTAAACACTTTAAAAAGGTTAAATAAATCTAAAAAGTGGGAGTATGGATATAACAAAGAAAATGATATTGTTGTGATATCAAAGACTGGTATGATAGGTGAGATACTTGAAATACAAGGTTTGAAAATAGCTTTACCTAAACAACCTAAAGAAATTTATTCTTGTAGTGAAAATAAAGTCGCTCAGTTATGGAATAGATTTGATGCTAATCCTGATTTTAAAAGAATTAAAACTGTATTTGACTGGCAAGAATATCCAGATGATTTTAAAGAAAAACATTATGGATATATTGACCAAGAGTTTAAAAGAAGAGAAGAAGGTTTTTGGTTTATGAATAATGGTAAACCAACTTACATAACAGGAACACACTATATGTATCTACAATGGAGTAAAATAGATGTTGGAGCTCCAGACTACAGAGAGTCAAACAGGTTGTTTTATATATTTTGGGAAGCTTGTAAAGCTGATAGAAGATGTTATGGTATGTGCTATTTAAAAAATCGACGATCAGGTTTTTCATTTATGAGTTCAGCTGAAACAGTAAACTTAGCAACTCTCGCAAGTGACAGTAGATTTGGTATATTATCTAAGACTGGTGCTGATGCGAAAAAAATGTTTACTGACAAAGTAGTACCTATAAGTTTAAACTATCCTTTCTTTTTTAAACCCATACAAGATGGTATGGATAGACCAAAATCAGAGTTAGCATATAGAGTACCAGCAAAAAAGTTTACTCGTAGGAAAATGAGGGAACGTGAAGAACAAGACGATATGCAAGGTCTTGATACAACTATAGATTGGAAGAATACGGGTGATAATAGTTATGATGGTGAAAAACTTTCTTTATTAGTACATGATGAAAGCGGTAAGTGGGAAAGACCTGATAATATAAAAAACAATTGGAGGGTTACAAAAACTTGTTTACGATTAGGTAGTAGGATTATAGGTAAATGTATGATGGGTAGTACAAGTAATGCGTTGGATAAAGGTGGTGATAATTTTAAAAACTTATATGCAAACTCAGACGTTAATAAACGAAACAGAAACGGACAAACTAAGTCAGGACTATATTCTTTGTTTATTCCTATGGAATGGAATTACGAAGGATTCATTGATAAATACGGACAACCCGTTTTTAATAATCCTGAACAACCCACATTTGATCCACATGGAATAGAAATAGATTACGGCGTAATAGATCATTGGGAAAATGAAGCTGAAGGATTAAAAGATGATCAAGACGCTTTAAATGAGTTTTATCGTCAGTTTCCTAGAACTGAAGAGCACGCGTTTAGAGACGAAACTAAAAACAGCTTGTTTAATTTAGTTAAGATATATGAGCAAATAGATTATAATGAAGGAAATAGAAACTCATCGGTATTAACAAGAGGTAATTTTCAATGGTCTAACGGAGTTAAAGATACAAAAGTATTTTTTAGTCCAGATCCAAACGGAAGGTTTAATGTTAGTTGGATTCCAAATTATAATATGCAAAATAATATTATTTTAAAAAATAATAATAAATATCCCGGAAATGAACACATGGGAGCGTTTGGTTGTGACTCATATGATATATCGGGTACAGTAGATGGTACTGGATCTAAAGGAGCGTTACACGGGTTAACTAAGTTTTCAATGGAAGACGCCCCAGCTAATACGTTTTTTTTAGAATATATAGCTAGACCACAAACAGCAGATATATTCTTTGAAGATGTTTTGATGGCGTTAGTATTTTATGGTATGCCAATATTAGCCGAAAATAATAAACCTAGATTATTATACTATTTACGTAGAAGAGGATATAGAGGTTTTAGTATGAATAGACCTGATAAGGTTTGGAACAAGTTATCAGTTGCAGAAAAAGAAGTTGGTGGAATACCAAACTCAAGTGAAGATATAAAGCAGGCTCATGCAGCTGCTATAGAAACATATATTAATGACCATGTTGGTTTAATTGAAGATGGTACTTATGGTACAATGTATTTCAATGGTACTTTAAATGATTGGTCTAAATTTGATATAACAAAAAGAACTAAGTTTGATGCTTCAATAAGTTCTGGTTTAGCAATAATGGCTTGTAATAGACATTTGTATAGACCAAATCCAAAACAAGAAAAAAGTTCGTTAAATTTAAATATATCGAAATATAATAACAAAGGAATAACATCAAGAATAATAAAACAAGAGATATGAGAAATACTTATGTTAATTTTCCAAATCAAGCCGTTAGCGATAAAGAAAAGTTATCATTTGAATACGGTGAAAAAGTTGCAAAAGCTATTAGACAAGAGTGGTTTTCAGATAGTACAAATAAATACGCTGGCAATTTAAATGAGTTTAGAAAGTTAAGATTGTACGCTAGAGGTGAACAATCTATTGAGAAATACAAAAATGAATTATCTATTAACGGTGATTTATCTTACTTAAACTTAGACTGGAAGCCTGTACCTATAATACCTAAGTTTGTAGATATTGTTGTAAATGGTATGGCTCAAAGATCTTATGAAATAAATTGTTATTCTCAAGATAAGTATGGTGTAAGCAAAAGAACAGAGTACATGCAAGCTTTGATGCGTGATATGATGTCAAGAAGTTACAACGATGCTGTTAAGCAAATGTTTAACTTTGATCTATATGAAACACCTCCAGAAAGATTACCTGACTCAGAAGAAGAATTACAACTACACATGCAGCTAAGTTACAAACAAGCTGTTGAGTTAGCTGAAGAACAAGCTTTAAATGTTTTGTTTGAAGGTAGTAGTTATGATTTAACTAGAAGAAGATGTTTGTATGATTTAACAACTATAGGTATAGGTGCTGTTAAAACTACTTTTGATTGGGCTGATGGAGCTAAAGTTGAATATGTAGATCCAGCTGATATGGTTTGGTCGCATACTGATTCGCCATATTTTGATGATATATATTACGTTGGTGAGGTAAAAAGAATACCAATAAACGAATTGTATAGACAGTTTCCAGACTTAACAGAAGAAGATATAAAAGAAATATCTGATTATTCTCATGATCCTGTTATGGGTAATAATCACTATGATAAAAATCAAGTTAGTGTTTTATACTTTAATTATAAAACTCACACTCATGATATATACAAATTAAAAACTAGTGGATCAGGTGGTGAAAAGGTTATAGAAAAGGATCAAGGTTTTAATCCACCAGCTGATAAACAAAAAGAAGGTAATTTTGAAAAACTAGAAAGAGTAACAGAAGTTTTATTTGAAGGCGTTTATGTTATAGGTTCTGAAAAATTATTAAAGTGGAATATGGCTCAAAATATGATGAGAACAAAATCAAACTTTAATAAAGTTAAAATGAACTACCAAATAGTCGCGCCACGTATGTATGAAGGTAGGATAGAATCACTTGTTGGTAGAATAACAG